GCTGATGACGCAGTTAACGCTATTTACGGCAGTGCTAACTACTCCGATCCTAATGCAGCGGCTAGTCAGTATATTATTATTGCATCAAACAGCAAAGCAATAGCTGTTAAACTTTCTGATTCCAGTACTACTGATATAGCTTACCCAGCTGGTGTAAACATAAGTCAGTCAGTGGATGTACTACAAGCGTTCAATAAGGTATTCATATTCCGTGACGGTGAGACTGCCCTTGAGTGGGACGGTAGTTTTAGTGGCACGCCAGCGTTTACAAAAGTATCAAGCGGCACATATACTCAACCGGTACAGTTAACCGGAACTCTGACTACGGCTAGTGGTATATGCACAGTTGATACAAGTACTGCACATAACCTAAGCACGGGGGACACGGTTCATGTTGAGGATAAGGCTGGAAGTAACCTGGAGAATGGCGAGTCCTACGTTGTGACTGTTGTTGACTCGGACACGTTTACGATTTTTGTACAACATGCAGACGAAACCAATACACCTAACGTAATTTTTCAACAGACGGTTTCTGTTGGTCTAGGTTTTACCCATATGCCGGCACCACCATTTGCTATCTACCATCAGCGTAGGCTAGTGATGCCCTTCAAAAATAGCGTTGATTCTTCAGCTGACAGCTTTACTTCTAGGGGGATACTGGATGAGATTATTGCATCGGACCTTCTTGACTCCGATACGTATGATCAGATATACGGGAGCTATAGATTCAATGCCGGGACAGCTGACTTTGTCGTGGGCCTGCATTCATTTACGGATGACAAGTTGATGGTATTCAACCGAAACAGCATACACTTGGTAAGCAATACGGTTGACTTGAATGCTTCCAGCATCCGATTGCTGACTGATGAGGTTGGTTGCGTAGCTCGTAAGAGCATCCAGCAGGTTGGTAATCGTGTATTATTCCTTTCTGACAATGGTGTTTACGGGACTGAGTTCCTTGATGAGTACAATCTACGTGGCACACAGACTCCGTTGAGTGAGCCGATCAATGAAACGATAAAGAGAATAAACAAGGAGCACGCAAGCAAGGCTGTTTCTGCTTACTTCGATAACCGTTACTTCATTGCTGTACCACTGGACAATGCAACCGAGAACAATGCGATACTGATATTCAACTTCCTGAACAATCAGTGGGAAAGTATAGATACAGTCAATGACCCGAATTATCACACGACTAATTTAATTATTGCTGGATCCGGTGATGAGCGAGCCGTGTATTCAGTGAATGATATAGGAGGGGTTCACAAGGTTGACGGAAGGACCGATGGTACCGATACTGTTATTACACAGATAGGTGGGTCCCAGCAGAACCTGCGTGTCCCTGCGTCAATGACTACTCGACAATTTACTTACGGCACCCTGGAGAGAAAACGATTCAAGGCGTTCGAGATACATACACAGTCAAGTGACACTAACGTCTCCGACTTCGACATCTCAATAGAGATAGAGAACCCGGATTCAACGGAAGCACTAGGGTCCCTTAACTCATTCAACGGAGGAGATTTAGCCATAGGCGAAGATGTTTCTATTCGTGGTAGAATAGGAGGACTCCGTGGATACGGTGCTCAATATACAATCAATAATACAACCGGAAGGCCAAGGATTAGAGCGATTGAGTCCTCAGCATCTGATGCGTTCCGGTCAACTAAGAAAGCAATCTAATGGCAATCCTATCTAAAGGAACTGACTTCTCCACTGGGGACCAAGTAACAGCTTTAAAGCTGGACAATCTTGTTGACGCTGCTACCTTTGCATCAGGAGCGGTGGACGGCAGCACTACACAGCTATCCGGGTCCGGGCAGATCATAGTAAAGGACTCAGGTATCAGTACAGCAAAGATCGCTGATGACGCAGTTACCACTGCTAAGATACTTAACTCCAATGTAACGAAAGCAAAAATAGAAAACGTAGCTGACATGAAGGTTCTTGGGAATACTTCCGGTTCAGCCACTGCACCGCAGGAAGTATCAGTGCTGGACGAGGACAACATGTCATCGGATTCTAACACAGCGATTGCTACACAACAAAGCATTAAGGCTTATGTGGATTCTTCCGTAACTTCTGCTAGTACTCAGTTCGGAATAATAAAGTCAGACCCTCTTGGAGTAAGGAGTTCAACTAACTCCTACTTCATAAGTATGTCCGAGGTCTTCGACCCTGACAGCATCATTAGCTTTAGCTCAGGGGATATTTCTTTTGCTTCAACAGGAACTTACCTCATAGATATAACTGGATCCTTTGTAGATACGGACGGTTCGTCAGGCGATTTCTACGAAGTACACCTCACGTCATCCACTTCCTCAACTACGAACTTACTCGATGGAGAAGGTCCTGACAGTGCAGGGGACGACAGCGACTCTAAGCCATTTTCTATAAAATACATTAGGACGGTTAGTGACGTATCCACGGACAAGTTGGCTATATATGTAAACAAAGTCAGTGGTGCTGATCCTGTACTATGGAATGCTTTTGATGTATATATTGTGGTTACTAAACTTACCTGATGCAACCTAACCCACTACTAAGCTCAGTACACACAGCACTAAAGAACGGTACGCAAAAAGAAGCACTCAAAGTAATAGACAAAATAGTTGACTTCTGCATTGAACATGAAAACGGAAAAGTATTCGACGGATGGGATCGTGAGACGATTAGGCTCATGGTTGCTTACCATTATGCGAAAGGTACTATTATCGTTACATTCGATGACTCAGAAGTTAAAGGAGTCTTCATGTGGTATAATTGCGACTCTAAAGATGGATGGGACTTTGTACAGGACTGGCACCCGGATCGTGAAGATTCTGACTCTATCTTTCTGGCTTTCTTATTTGCCAGTAATACGGAGACATTTAAAGAACTCACGAAAAATTTTATCAGCATACATCCGAATTATTCACAAAAGAAACTAATAGGCATTCGATACAGAAAAGGATTCCCTACTAGAGTTGAATACGACAGCAAACTATTTAATAAAATACTAAAACTAAAGGACTAAAAATGGGAGGAAAAGGAGCACCACCGCCACCTCAACCGATTGACCCCGGTAAGGCTACAGGAGAATATCTATTCGGAAAGGGATTTACTTCCTATCAGGGAATCACTGACCCATTACTTCAGCAGAGACTGATTGCGTCCGAAGCTCAGTTCCGTCCTCAGTACACGGCACTTGAATTATCTGATATTGCTACAATGGCCCGGGGTACAGAGGCTGGTGTGCAATCTAACCCAGCGTTCGCCCAAGCCCAGCAGAACATAGCTACACTCGAAGCTAAGCTGGCCGCCACTCCAAAGACCATAGAAAAGCAAACAGGTCCTAGGTTCGGCAGATCCTCCGGGATGAGCACGGTAGAGAACCCTGAGTACACAGAATTACAAGAGCAACTAGAGACTCAACGTGCTGGACTAAGTGAGCTATCACCTACCATAGAGACAGCTGGGACTCCGGGTTTATTTGACTTGCTCGAGGAGCAGTCCGTGCGGGCCGGGGAACTACAGCGTTCCGAGCTAGAAAAGCAACGGGCTGCTGATGTAGCTGCACTAGAGGAGTTCGCACCTCAAGCCGTCGAGGCTTACCGTGCTGCTGACCCATATAGCACACGTCTAGCTGATTTAGCTCAGGGCCAGGCTGAGAGGCTCTTTGCTGAAGCTGAGGGTCCACTATCCCCTGAGCGTAGAAGGCTCGCTGAGCAGGCTGCTAGGGCTGGTTCTGTGGCTCGTGGACGAGGCATGGGTGAGTCAGCAATAGCATCAGAGATACTGGGCCGTGAGCAGTTCAAGGCTGGGCTACGTCAGGAAGCACGTCAGGCTGGTGCTGGTGCATTCGGTCAGCAACGTGCTATAGCTGGTGACATAGGTCAAACAATCCTTGGCCGTCCTTCTTCAGCTATAGGCTTAGGAGGGCAGATGCTCGGCCAGGCACAACAAGGTGCGGCAGGGCAGATGGGGCCTCAACTCTTCGATCCTAATGTAGGTATTAACATGGCACTACAACAACAATCAAACATGGCTCAGTACGGCGGTGCCGT